CTAGAACCAATTGCTACTGATCCATTTGGTTGAAGTCCAAAGTTTTGGCTAGTGCCTGCCTTAAAAATTATATTTTTATCTGTTCCAGAAACTAAATTTGAAGTTATAGAAGCGCCAATAGTTGACTCTGTACCTACCGAAGAAAAAGCAATTCTATTCCAATCCGCACCAAATCCACCGCCAATTAAATTTAACGCTGTGTTTTGGTTAAGCCAAATACCTAAAGGTGCTTGAGGGTTTAATGTATTAATGCCATTTTGATTACCGCCGCCTTTGCCCCAATAAGAGTAAAAGTAATTGACGTTACTAGTTTTAACTTCTATTGATTTAGGTGTAAGTATTTGTACGCCAGCAATAGTTTGAATTGATACCGAGGCTGCGGTAGCATTGTCCTCTTCCCAAATACAATTAAAATTATAAGGATGGAAAGGGTTACTTAATGCACCTGTGTCAATAAAGATGCCAAAGCCTGCATTAAATTCAATGATGGTTTCGTTCCATGACGTATTACCGTTGCCTGTTTGATTATCTAAAATACAAAATGCAGCAATATAGTTTTCATGGGCTTCACCCTGGTTAAACGTATCTGCACCAGCGTGCATAATAGGTGCTGAAGGGTTCAGTATGTTGTTGCTTTGCGCAAAGTATCCATAGTTATTGTATTGAAATGTGCAACTATTAAATGCGTTGCCGATATTGCCGTAAGGTTTAAACACACCTTTGTCAAAGTTTTTCCAATTACATCTAGTAAACACTACGCGACCACAAAGTTCCATCCCTAAAACGTATGCTGTTGGGTTGCCGAAACAAAACCCAATACCAGTTTGGCTTGCACTTTCAAAGCCAATATCCGTGATTGAAGTGTATCTCCAATCAGGCTCTTGATATAAGTTTGTTACTATAGGCGTAGCTGTTGAAAAAGGCTTAAGCACGGACAATACTGACCCGTCGCCTTGCCAATCAAAAAAGGCACTAATAGATACGTTACAAAGGTAAGTCCCCGCAGGAAAATAAAGTTTTTTTCCTGTGTTAATAGCAGCTTGAATAGCTGCAGAATCGTTAGCCACACCATTGCCGATTGCGCCGAAGTCTTTAACGCTAACAGTCTCACGTAGCTTAGTTTGAACGTTAGTAAGTACAGCGCTTGCGCCTGCTGGCGTGTATCCTACGTTATCTGCAGTTACAGCATTTGACACAGGCGAAGCGGTTGAGAACTGTACCAAAGAGCCTACGGTTACCCCTGATAAGAACGTCACCGTATCGCTATCAGTCTCAAGGTAATTAACGCCTACGATTTGTTTAAGACCGTTAACAAACACGGCTAAATTATTAGTAGCAGGAACGTATGTTATCGAAAGGTTAAACACCGTCTGACTTGCTGTTGCCGTTATGGTCTGTTGTTGTGCAGTAAACCCTATAATATTAGAGTTAATACCAGGTAATTGATCCCAAGTGGCGATTAACGCATTTGTAGCATCTTTAAGCACAAACTTATAACTAATAGCATCTGGTAACCAAATCTCACCTGTAGCCACGCGGCCTGCGGAATCTAGTACGATAGGGTTAGCATGCGCAGTTACACCGCTAATAGATGTATAGGTCGTAGCAGGGGTTGTAGTCCCTGCTAAGTATGTGTATAGTAACCCGCCTGCGAGTGGTACGCCATTATTGCTAAAGAACTGTGCGCCAGCGCCGCCTAACGGGGATAAGTTAACAGACATAAATCACTCCTAATGTAACGACAGCGCCTAGTACCGTGGCTAACCAATCATAAAAATCGCAAGTATGGATTGTTGGATGCTGATAATCATACCACTCTTTTGCAAAAGCTACTACCATTACTAGCATTAAAGCGTAGTATCCGACAAAAAAGTATGCTATAAGCGCAATAATAGCGCCAATATTAAAGTGTGCTTGCTTGTCCAAAGGGACAGGTATACGAGGGTTTGACAATAAGCTGATTAGATTTTTCATTAATCATCCTCTGCGTCAGAAAAGTCTTTTGCTTTAAGTGCTAAATACACGGCTTTACGGGTAGCATCTTTGATGTATTCATCGTCTGTAAATGTTATATTTTGCCATGCAACTGGATTGTAATTCTCATCACGCACTTCTTTGCTTACATAGCCGTTGATAACAACTTCAAGTGATTTGTTTTTGAAATTTTCTGTAATAGAAAAGATATTCCAATAAGTTGCATCAATTCCGTAGTTTGTTTTTACTGCTTTTAATAGTGCCATTATCCTACCCTCCAAATTGTTCCATCTGCAAATACAGGTACATTAAATGGGCCAAAAGTTCCTGATGTTGAATATGCCTCACCAAAAATTGGATACGCAGCACTTGAACGATGGTCAGACACAAACGCCACTCTACCTGCTGTTGCAGTTTGTGCATTTATGCCTGTATAAATCCTCTGTTGAATAATACCATTGCTAGATATAACAGTAGCCGCACCTGATGAGCCTAAATTAATGTTTGAATTACCACCTGTAGCGTTTGTCCCTATATTAACTGTAGTAGTGTTACTATTTCTTGCTTGTGTAGCAATATTTACTGTCGTAGTACCATTAGTTGTTGCTGATGGGGCAATATTAACTGTAGTTGCACCATTTGTTGCACCTGTGCCAATGTTGACTGTTTTAGCACTTAAGTTATTAACGCCAGTTGCAATATTGACTGTCTGTGCGCCTGTGCTTTGACCAAGTGTTACTGTTGCTGTACCAGTAGTGCTACCTATTGTTACTGCACCTGTTAAAGATGGGCCATCTGCCAATACAACATTGCCTGTACCAGTAGTTGCTACGCTAACTAAATTGTCACTTGCATCTGTAAATACTGCTTGCGAGGCTGAAAGACTAGATATGTTTACTGTTCCAGATAATGTTGGGCTGTCACTTAATACAACACTACCTGTGCCTGTGACACCATAAGATGTTCCCCAAGCCGTACCTGTTGAATTAGGAATACCTGCGCCAGGGTAAACCATAGAGCTACCTGCTGCGGCCCACGCAGGTAAACCTGCTACTACTGTAAGCACTTGCCCTGCCGATCCAATACCTAATTTACCTAATGTATTAGTTGCGCTAGAATAGATAATATCGCCTGTAGTGTATGTGCTTAAGCCTGTACCACCTGCAGTTGCAGGAACTAGCTTCCAGCCAATCACTTGAACGGCATTAAGATTATCTTTATAAAAAAGTTTGCCGTCAGTCGTGTTGATAGCAAGTTCGCCAGCGACAAGGTTACTTGCCAAAGGTACACTAGCAACCGTTGAGCTACTATATATTTGTATTGGTGTAAAGCCTGTTTGAGCCATTAAAACACTCCCCCTGATATGCCTACATATTTTGATGCAGTAGCTGTAGTAAACGTCCCCGTTGAAGGGGTTACGCTACCTATAGCAGAATTGTCAATTGTACCATCTATAAAGCCTAATCCATTAAACGTACCTGCTACTACTTGGTTAGCATTAATTGCTATTGGTACATTACTTAACGCTGTAGTTACGCCAAAATTATTTATGGTTATTTGTGCTACATTTGTAGCCGAGCCATACGTACCTGCTAAAGTGGTATTAGTTCCTGAATATGCAATTGTGTAAAGGTTATTAAAAAACCTAAACCATTCGTTTGCTACGACGCCTGTCTGTGGGTCTACAAGCGAAACTCTAGGTGCGGGTATCCGAGTGTAGTTAAGCGTTTGTGACATTTAAAATTAACTCCGCGCCCATAATAGCTATTTTAACTGGGTCTGTACCTGACACTTCATACACGCGATCTCGTATTTTTTGTGTCATTCCTAAACGGCGCCAAATAGTACGGTAACCATATTGACCTATACGCCCCATGCTAGTCCAATGTTCATTAGACCAAGTATGACCGCCATCATCCGCCCAGCGTAACATTATGCGAGGATTTGCGCCTTCTACTGTAGCTACAGTTACAAGTAAATCTTCGCCAGACTCGGTAGTAATAAAGCTACCCGATTCAGTAGCTAATATTCCTTCTAATGGGTCTATTGGGTCTATGCCATTGAGACCTACGCCTGATTCAATTTCTAACTGAAGGCTGTGTTGTGCTGTACGTTTTAAATTGTTTTGACCACTAGGTAGCGCTCTCCATGAACGTAACCATTTTTGCGGTTCGCCATTGTCTGCATAAACATCTAAGTCAAACTTATATATGTTACCGTTTACATAGTCTCCTACTAATGTAGTAGTCTGAAAATTGCATTGGCAGTTTGAGCGATGACGTGCAAACTCGCCATTAACCAAACTAGCACGTTCGTGCCAAGACCCTGTTGCTACATCATACACCCAAGTAGCGTTAGCCGTAGGAAAACTAATCACATAGAAGGCATGGCCTTCTTGTTGGTATGAGTACGCTACAGCATCTGATATATTGCCATAGCTCTGTATTGCATACTCTATTGCATGTGTCGATATACGTTGCGCTGCGTAACCATTAGACCTATATACAACCCCAAAACCGCGCGGGTCGTTACCAAGCCAAAAAAGAGAGTTATCTAGTTTGGCTACTGAATAGGATGCGATACAGCCAGTCTCGTTAAATGCACCTTGAATAGGGACTAGAGGAAAATCCGTTGCGCCTGAGTCGTACCACACTTCGGTTGTATCTGTACCAAACACCCATAATTCACGATGGATAGTGTTAAGCGCTACTACGCCGTCAGGTGAGCCTTCAGCACTAGCAAAGTCTAGCGGGTCTACTGACGTGCCATCAAGAAGTTGGGTAATCCATATCTTTTGGCTGTCAGGTTCGTTATAAACAAAGTAACCATCTAAATAGCATACGGTTCCTGCGCCTGTAAAGTCAGGATCAGTAATTTGCGCAAACACGTCTGTTACTTCATTGTAGATGTAGCCTGACGGGTTAGCAGCGATAAATATTTGAGTTCCATTGTCAGCAAATGTGACTGGCCCTGTGCCTGACACTTCACCAATATACTCTGAAGTGTAGTCTGTATTAATACGATAAAAGCCTGTACCTGATACGCAGTACGCATCTGTACCGTTTGATTGGTGCGCCCACAGTCCTCTAATAGGACCTGTACCTACGGTGCATAATAATGTTAGCCCAGGTGCGCGGTTAAGATAGCCTATTTCTAATCCGTTCTCAGGCGTAGCTTCAGGAAATAGATTAACCATGCGGTTATTCGCAGCATTAATGCTTCGAGCTACATAAGCTTGACCTAAGATTGGTGATTTCATCTTTACGCTACCACAGCGCCACGAACACCGATAATCGCCCAACCTTGTGTAAAGTATTGAAGCGTTACTGCATCGCCTATATTATTAAAGGTAATAGTTGCGTACCCTACGCGTGTAGTAGGCGTTAATATGCCTGTATTTGCGCCTGCTGCTTCAGCAACATATACGATTGTTTTAAATTCACCTACGGTGCCGTTAGCTAAAGTTAAAGCATTGCCTGTAGCAGTAGATGTAAATGCAGTTGTTAATTGCGTAGTGTTAACCGCGCCAGCACCGTTTAAGGATTGAACAGTTCCTATAATATTGTCAAAAGTTTGATCGCCCGTAAAGGTTTGCGCTGCATCTGTTCTAGCTATCGTAGCATTTGTAGAAGGTAACGTCATTAAAGTAACGTCAGTACCTGCAAATGTAATGCTGTTGTTTACAGTTAATGTTTTACCATTTGCAATAGTTAATACGGCGTTTGATGCTGGTGCCGTAACTGTTAATTTATTAATGCTTGTTGCCGTAGCTACGCCCAACGTAGGCGTCACTAAAGTAGGGCTTGTAGCAAACACTAATCCGCCTGAACCAGTTTCACCTGTTACAGCAGCAGCTAAGTTGGCGCTAGATGGTGTCGCTAAAAATGTAGCAACGCCTGAACCTAAACCTGAAACGCCAGTAGATACAGGTAATCCAGTACAATTAGTTAACGTGCCTGAAGCTGGAGTCCCTAATAGTGGCGCAACAAAAGTTCTGTTTTTACATAAGTCATCAACGGAAATTTGTTTAGTTACGCTACTTTGCACAAAAGGTATTTTATCCGCACCTGCGGCAGAAGTAGCCGCGGGTAATTCTAGTATGGTTACTGAAGTCATATTAATAGTTCCCTGCAAAAATGTTGTAACGTTGACGAGTGCCTACAATGCTGTAAGGTAAGCTCATAATATCGTCAGGGTTGTTGATGCGCTTCAAGTTGCGTTTGCTAGTCATGGCAATACGCTGCACTTGAAGGCTTGGCTCAACGCTAAACTCAGGTGCAACTTCCATTGCAAAGTTGTACGTAAACGCACGTAAATAGCCTGGTGGAAAATATAACTCTGTATCTAATGTAGCGGGTTGTGCTAATGTTTCAACTGATACAAAATGCCACTCCAATACCTTAGTTGGTTTTGGATAGACATACATTTCAATGTCAGGGTAAGTCATGTTAATCCACATGACTTGTGGATAAGTAGAGGTTACAGTCTTAACGGCAATACCGTTATATTGTTGTTGATTAATCATTTTAATACCAAAAGAAATTCCGTTTGACGGGTCTTTAAAGTATGTTGAGTCATCTAACAATATTGGACGATTGCCTACAAAGTCACCTGTAGGGCCTAATGTTCTTGATAGTATGTTAGGGGGCCATGAAAACACTTGGTCTTGCGTACTGTATACGGCTAGACGTTCTGTATTCCACGACTCAATCATTTGGTTGAGCGTGCGCAAATTGTCTTGGTAGTTCGCTTCTGGCAGCACGTTGCCAGAAGCTACTAACCCTAACAATCGGTGTGCGTCACCAATAAGCGTGCGAGCCGTTAACATACTTAACCCTCAAGACCATTGGTTGCGTTACCTGTCTGTGACATACCTGCAACAACAGCATTGACGTTTTGGTTAGGAATTGCACCAACTTTAGATGACGCCAATTTCTGCATGTTTGTGCGCATAATGTTATTAAGATCGTCTTTAAGGTATGCGACGGTTTCAGGCGCAGCTCTTGCGCCATACTCAGGAGCCAAATCAACAGCAAGCGACAATTCAAGCAATCGCTGATACCCTGGTGGCAAATATTGAGCGCTTGTCAAAGAATCAAATCCGTAAATTGTTCGTTCTGTTTTTAAATGAAGTGATGTAACGCCAGATGGAGCAGGGTACAAAATTACTTCGCCAAACGGAAACGTCGGGCGGTACACTAGTGACACAGGGGTAGTTGACGTTGAAGCCTTGTACGCAATATTGTTCCAATACTGTTCTGTAACAATGCCAACAGGTGTGTCGAGGGCTGTTGCTCCTGACCCTGTTCTAGTAAACGCTCCAATAATCCGAATGGGTCGGACGGTGTTGAAATCACCCGAAGTAACAAGCATCGTACCTGAACCCGCAACACCAGATACGGATACAATTGTGTAGGTGAAAGTGTAATTATTTACCACAGTAATAGCTGCTGTGACGTTGTATCCCGCAGGAGTTGCACCTGACACGGTTACATAATTACCAGTCATTAAACCATGTGGTTGCACAGTAGTTGCGGTAGCGGTTGTTGTAACGCTGGTTAGCGATTGTATTACCAAAGAATCGTTCCCAATTGCGTAAGTTGATTGCGACGCGCGAGTGCTGAACGCCTCGTCTAAGTTTGTGTAATAATACTGAGGGTTTGCCATAAACCCGTCAATTAATGAATTAAGACTGTACAAGGAGTCTTGAGCTTCTGCGGCGGTAGGCGCTTCGCCAGACGCCAACACTCCAAGCATACGCAAGGATTTGTAAATTAAATTTTGTGCAACGACTGTCATGTCTAGACTCCTTTGGTTTCAGCTTTGCGTGTGTGTTCGCGCTTTGCCACAAATGTGTTGATTGCTTCTTCAGTTTTTGAAGGTGTATCTGGATTATACTCTATCCAGCCGTTTTGTGCATCTGCTTCTACTTCTGCTTCCATGTAGGCAATTTTAGTGCCGTGTATTTCATGTTTTAAATAAGTAATAGCCATTTT